ATTACGAGACTAAGATGCTCGAAAAAAAAAAGTAAGACAACTTAATGGATATAACGCAAGATGTAAATAAAAAATACTTTGTAACTGATACAAAAGGAACGAATTGGTTTTGGCTAGATAAACTAACGCAGTTAAAAAAGATTAATCAGAACTGTCCTAGTACATCATATTGGAATAATAAAAAGATCAGTAAAGAAGTGTATATGCTAGAAGAAAAACACGCTAGTGTGATTGATCGACCTAGTAAACCTAGAGAAAACGTATGGGCAGATTATTTTAAAAAAAAAGATTGTAATTAAAAAAATTCAATATATTTGAAAAAAAAAGATGAGTAAAAAAATAGAAAATTTAAAAGACCTAAATTACCTTCAAAACATAACGTATCTAAGTGAGACACTGTTAGAAGCGTCAAAGAAATCAGACTCTGAAAAACTGCAAAAAATGATCAAAGCCACCACTGAGATTGCGTTCTATGTAAATACCTTGCAAATGGATCGATGGGCATACAATACATCAATAAGAGACTATCGTTTAGAACGTAATAGGGCAATAGAAAGAGCAAGGCGTTCAGAAAAAAAATTAAAAAAAATTGATAATTCTTTTGGATAATTAAAAAATTATAATATCTTTACAGTGTTATTAATTTAAAAGACAAACAAAAATGAAAACTTACAACGATTTAAAAGGAGCTGAAAAAACGATTTATCAAATGGAATATGATTTTTGTGTCGAAGCAAAAGGATTGTCACACGATGAATCAGATAAACTTGCTTTACTAAAAGTAGAAAAAGTGTACAAAGAAGCAAATGCTGAAAAAGGAGAATGGGCTATTAACCTAAGAACAGGACAAAGATTCTACAGAAAATTTTAATAGCTATGGAACTAGAACTAGAATACACAAGCGGAGAATATTTCACTGTTGAATTTGATTTCAGCAGAGGATCGTACGGAACTTACTTTGATCCACCTGAGCCACACGATGTAGAGATTTATGCTGTATATGATGAAGATGGCGTTGAGACTAAAGACGTTAAGATCTTCGATTATTTTGATGAAGTAATTTACGATAAAATTAATCGTGGAGATTTTGACTAATATGGAATTCAAGAAACTACCAAGTGGACTGTATGCTGTGATAATTGATGGGCATATACATATATTGACGCAAGATGAATTTGAGAAAATACAGGGCAAGAAGTATTCCCTGTGGTGGCAAACTGTTAAAAGAAAATACCTTAATTAATGAAGATACAACTGTTAGACAACCAACGTTACGCTAAAGATGAATTGTTAGACAAAATGTCTGACGATTCTTTTTATTATGGGCAGCTAAACAAATTAGCGTTAAGTAGTAGCAGTATAAAACTACTCGTAGACTCGCCTAAGAAATATTACTATGTAACCAAATATGGGCAACAAGAATCACAGGGACTACGTGATGGAACGTTACTGCATACGTTAATCCTAGAGCCTGAGAAATGGGATCAATTCCACTTCGTAGACGTTAAGAGCAAGAACTCGAAAGCGTATAGAGAGGCAAAAGAAGAATTTGGAACTGTGTACACGATCACAGAAAAAAACAACGCAGAGAGGATCGCAGACGCTGTACTAAGAAACACTGAAGCTATTAACCTGCTAAACAAATCTGAGTTTGAAGTGCCAATGATTGGCAACATTATGGACGTACCATTTCGTGGTAAGGCAGACATTTTAGGCGAGAACAGGATTTGTGACATCAAAACCACAAGTGACATAAAAGCGTTCCCTTATAGTGCAGCTAAATACGGATACGACATACAAGTGTATATATATTGCCAACTGTTTGACATTCATTACACTGATTTTAAATTCCTTGTCGTAGATAAGGGTAGTTTAGATATAGGTGTTTGGGACGTAAGTGAAGAATTTTATTTAAAAGGCAAAGACAAAACAAAGTACGGAATCGAAACGTATAAAGATTTCTTTATGCAAGAAGATCCTGAGTTAGATAATTATGTAATAAAAGGAACATTATGATTGATTTTAAAAGAGCATTATCAGAGTTTGAACTAGAATACCAACTAAAATTTTTAAAGAACACTAGACGCAGGAAATACGTTGAAGCAAGATCCGCTTTCTTCCACTACCTTCGTTCATATTGCAACTACAAGCTAAACGATATAAAGCGAGAAGTAAAAGAGAATACAGGTTGGGACATAAACCACGCTACAATACTACACGCCTTAAATAACTACGAGATATATATCAAGTACGAGCCATCTGTAGAAAGGAAACTACAGCGTATTATTGATCTTGTAAATAACGAGAATGACAAGGCTATGTATATACGTGATATTGTAAGTAGACTAAAACCAAAGCATATCAATATGATCCAAGATGCAGTATACAACGCGTACGACAAACTAAAAGAAGAAGTACGTAATGAGATCGAAAAAGAAGAACTGCAAAAGGAATTAGAAAAAGACTATTAATCAAATCGTTATAGTATTATGCAAATAGAAAAAAAGAAGATCTCAGAAGTTAAGGTTAATCCGAAAAACCCAAGACTAATAAAAGACCACAAGTACCACAAGCTAGTTAAGAGTATACGTGAATTTCCTGAGATGTTAAAGATCAGACCTATAGTAGTAGATGAGAACAACGTCATACTAGGAGGTAATATGAGGTACAAGGCTTGTATCGAAGCAGGATTGCAGGAGATCTACATCATAAACGCTAGTGAACTAACAGACGCTCAAAAGAAAGAATTTATCGTAAAGGATAACGTGAACTTTGGAGAATGGGACTACGATCTGTTAAGTATGGACTATGACGTGGACACGTTGATCGACTATGGAATCAATGTACTGTATTTTGGAGATGACGTGGATCAAGTAGGCGAAGAAGAAAAAGCAGAGATCATTAAAGAGATGGAGTTAAAATTTAATGAACATCACGACTACATAGTATTTTTATTCCACAATTCTAACGATTGGGTAAAAGCAGTGTCTCAATTGGATCTACCTAAGATGCCAATAAGCCTAAGTCCTAAAACCAAGAAAGTAGGACTAGGTAGAGTAGTAGATTCATCAAAGCTAATAGAACTATTAAACAATGGACGTTAAGAAAGTAATATTAAGCCGATCTAGGTACGAAACGATTAACACCCATAAGATACTAACGGATTTTGATTTAGTCGTCCCTAAAAGCGAGATACCGATGTATGAAGCAGTAGTAGATAATGCAGACGCTATTGTACCAATTCCTGACGACATAGAAGGATTAGGAGCAGTACGTAATTGGGTACTAGACTATTATACTGAAGAATGTGTTATAATGTTTGACGATGACATCAGTCATTTCTTTTCGTTGTTGAATATACGAGCGTACAAGATCACTGATAAAGATATGATCAACACTATAATTTTAAACTGTGCCTCTAATTGTAAAGACGCTAATCTATCGACGTTCGGATTCAATCAGCAGGGAGCAGACGTACGTAAGTACGATCACACTAAACCCTTCAATCTAAAAACGTGGTCAGGTACTATTATGGGAATAATAGGACGTAAGTACAGATTTACTGAGATCAACAAGACTAAGGTAGATGCAGACTTTAGCCTACAGTGTTTATTAAGAGATCGTATAGTGTGGATTGATAGTCGTTTCTCGTTCCAATGTAAACGTGATAACAACAAAGGTGGGAATAGCCTGTATCGAGATCAAGCAAGTGTAGATCGTGAGATACGATTCCTAGAAGAAAAATGGGGTAAATACATAAAGATAAAAAAGCACGATAACGTATATAGCTTAAAACTAAATATTGATAGAACACAAAAAACAGCGTTATAAACTTTTTTTAATAAAATAATATCACTATATTACAGTATTAATTTTAAAAGACACATTTATGAAACTACTAACTAACAGAGGATACACCTTATTAGATTGTGCCTCTGCTTTACAGAAATCGATCAGACGAGGAGACTACAAAATTGCAGGATACTTCGCACACGAACTCGTTGCTTCTAATTATCATAATTACGTTTGGAAACGATTACTTACAATTGCTGCAGAGGACTGCTATGGAATCATTAATACTGAGATCCTCGCACTGAAAGAATCTTTTGACTTCATCAACAAAAACAAAAAACGAGGGGACAAGATCAAGGGACGTATATTTATTTCAAAAGCCTGTATCATACTTTGTACTGCACTGAAATCTAGAGAATCTGATCATCTTCAATGCCTTGTGTATGACAAGAAAATAGGAATCACTGATGAAGAAATAGAACAAGAACTGCAACAGATCGACGACGCAGAGACTATCGAACTACCTGAATACACGTTCGATGTACATACCAAAAGAGGACGACAACAGGGACGCACCAAAAAAGAATTTTTCTTACAAGAACACCAAGCGTTGTACCCTTTACAACCTTCATTGTTTGACGATCTACCAAAACAACTCTAACGGATAAGAATGGACAAAAGTGAACACATAAAAAAGCAGATCATATCAGCGCTCGAACAAAGTTTGGGCGTTGTATCTGTGTGTTGTAGGAAAGTAGGGATAAGTCGCACTACATTCTACAAGTATTACAAACAAGATGCTGAATTTAAAAAGCAAGTTGATGAAATAGAGGACTTCGCTATAGACTTTGCTGAAAGCCAATTACATAAGCAGATAGGCGAAGGATCAACAGCAGCGACTATATTCTACCTAAAAACAAAAGGCAAGAAAAGAGGCTACGTGGAACGCCAAGAGATCACAGGAGCAAATGGAGAAAATGTATTCAAAGTCACTGTAGTGGATGAAGGAGATCAAAACCAATAAAGTTTATAACCACTTAGTAAACGCTAAAAAAAAAATAATCGTAGAACAGGGTGGGACACGATCAGGTAAAACCTACAATATACTGCTGTGGCTTATATTCAACTATTCAATAAACAACAAAGGCAAGACTGTAACAATAGCACGTAAGACATTCCCCTCGTTACGAGCAACTGTAATGAGAGACTTCTTTGAGATCCTACGTGAGCATAATGTATACAGCGAACAGTACCACCACAAATCAACGCACGAGTATTTCTTAAACGGAAACAGGTACGAGTTTATATCACTTGATCAGCCGACTAAGATACGTGGACGTAAAAGAGATCTGTTATTTGTTAATGAAGCAAACGAACTGTATTATGAAGATTGGCAACAGTTGATCTTCCGTACTACTGATCGTATAATAATAGACTACAACCCAAGTGAGGAGTACCATTGGATTTATGACAAAGTGCTAACAAGAGACGACGTAGAATTCCACCAAACTACATATAAAGACAATCCGTTCTTATCAAGCAATATAGTAAGCGAGATTGAGCGATTAAAAAACATTGATGACAACTATTGGAGAGTATACGGTTTAGGCGAAAGAGGTGCTAGTAGATCTCTTGTATTTAACTTTCAGACTATTAAACAAATTCCTGAGACTGCTAGACTTATCGGTAGAGGCTTAGACTTTGGATACTCCAATGATAGTACAGCGTTAGTGGAGACATATATAGATGGAGACGATATGTACGTTAATGAACTGATGTACCGTACAGGTATGACGAATCAGGATATAGCTAGAGAACTGCAGAAGCTAGGACTAGATCGTAGAGATGAGATATGGTGTGATAGTGCTGAGCCTAAGAGTATAGAGGAGATCCATCGTATGGGCTTTAATACAAAGCCGACATATAAAGGTGCCATCGTCATCGGTATAGATATGATTAGACGTTACAGACTACACGCAACCGAGAACAGCGTTAATCTTATTAAGGAGTTAAGAAACTACAAGTACATAGAGGACAAGAATGGACAGCTAACCAATAAGCCAATTGACGCCTTCAATCACGCAATCGATGCCCTGAGATATAGTATTGTAAATAAGCTGAGCAGACCTAGATACGGTACATACGCTATACGTTAGTAGTATTTTTTTCCTTCGAGTTACAAAAAAAATCAAAAAAACTTATTAAAAAATTTTGATAATTGATTTACGTGCCATATATTTACAGTATCAATAAAGATAAAAGGATACGATTACTAAAAAAAAACAAATGCAAACAGATTTCGAAATATTAGGATACAGCGTAGATCTTTACTATCAAGGGAAATTCTACGGAAGCTACAAGATCGAGCAACCTGATCGAGATATATTAGGATACTCAGGACGTAAACAAGAAACGCTAACAGAAGATTGGGCGTATAAAAACAAGAAACT